GGGGTGCTTGCGGAGGCGGCACCACAGCACCACGGGCCACGGCGCATATCGTTTGTAGCGTGGTCGAAACAGGTTCATAGCGTCCTCGGTTATGTCTCTACTTGGCCCGCGCCTTCGGTGGTGAGCTTCGCGGTCCCGGAAAACGGGTCAAACTCGATCAGCCCCTTATCCGCTAGACCGGACAACACTCTGAGCGTTGGCTTGGATCGCATTGACCGCATGGCGGCGGCTTGCAGATCGTTCAGCACGTCGCGCTCTGCCTTCGTAATGTTCATTTCCCGTCCTCCGCAGGCGTCTTCGGTAACTCACCAAGTTTGGCCGCGCCTGCGGGTTGGTCTGGAGCCAGAACATACTTGACCGGCATCGTTCCACATTCCTCGCAGCCACCCTCCCACACGTTATCTTGACACCATGAACGATCCTCCGCGGCACAGGCTTGGCACGAAGGCTGTAGCCAGATCGTTTTATGCGGGTCCACTTACTGCGCCTCGTCCGCGTCTTTAATCAGCGGCGCAGCCGGTACTTGGAAAGCGCGGAGTTGCGCGAAGATCGCGACGAAAAGCCCCTCGTATTTGATGCGCTCGGCCAACGCTTGGTCTTTTGTCAGCATCGCGGTGGCGACGCGCGATTCCATTTCGGACATTTGCGTCGTCTGTGCTTCGAGCGCCACTTTGAGACCAGCAATGTCCGACTTGAGCGCGAAATTCTCACGCTGCAAAACGTCACGCTCGGACGCGATTACCTGAAACTGCTCAAGCCCGTACTGGACGGCTGCTTTGCGGTCTTCTGGCAGATCTGGTGTTGGCGTTCCGTTACCGTTTTTGGTGTTCATATTTTTCGTTCCTCTGTTTTCAGACTCTGGCAAATTCGCCAAAATGCTCTTTGGCCGCGCGGCAGTAGGCGGCGTGGGCTTGTTCGGCGGTGGCAAAACGACCGAGATATTTGCGACGCCCGGCGACAACTATGGCCGCCTGCCATCGGTTTACGTGGGAGACGAATTGCGCGCCTTTTAGGCCAGAAGTGTTGTGCGCTGGTGCGGGGCTATTCGCTTTGTTCTGTGCGGGGGTCGCTTCGCGGAGATTTACTAAACGATTGTCCGCGCAATCTCGGTTGATGTGGTCGATCTGGTTCGCAGGCCAGCGGCCATGCGTGTGCAACCACGCAAGGCGGTGCGCCAAGTGCTGGTAGTGGTCGATCATAATGACTCGGTAGCCGCGCCGCGTAATGCAACCAGCTACCGACCCAGCGGGCGCGTTGCTCCCGCGTCTTTTTATCCAACAAAAGACGCCGGTTTTCGGATCGTAGCTCAGCAGGTTTTTCAGCCGTTTCGCGGTCAACGCCACATCACACCTCATTTCCGATACCGTGGCCCGCTCCACGCCTCTGCGGCGATTGGGAGACCACCGGCCCACGCGGGCGGTTGCACCATAAGATCCTCAAACTCAGCGACGCTGCCGCCAGCACGCTCGCTGACAACTTCATCGTGAATTGTAAGGACGGGCGGGTAGCCTGCGGCGTCTACACGCAGCATCGCTTCGGCCATGACGTCGCGCGCCACCGCCTGCGTGGCGTTCTCCACCAGCGAGCCGCCGTAAGTTGAGATCCGCGCCCAATTCGACGAGTTGAGGTCGTCTTTGACGATGCGCTTGGTGTTGGCTGGACTGATAACGGATTTATACGTGAGCGACAGCTTCGTGCTGCCCCACGGCGTCTTGATCTCTTTGAGCTTGGGGTAGGGATATGTGATCGCTCTCCCGCTTGGGAGGCGCATGAACAAGAAACTCCCAGCGGTCTTGAACGCGAGCTTATCGCAGTGCTTGGTTTTGCCGGGATTGCCTACTGCGCGCAGTGCCGCGTCTTCGACGTCGTACCAAAACTGTTTTATGTTCTGATGTGCGTCACGCCAGGCTGTTTTAAGCTCGTCGGCGCGGTCGTCTTCGATCTCTATACCATAAATCTTGGCCATCGACTGGAGCGCCCGCTGTCCTCCCTGAAAACCAAGGGAAAGATCCAAGACCTTCCCGATAGTTCTTTGATCGCCGTTCACGCTGTTGACCGAGACACCAAACGCGCGGGCGTAGGTCTGGCGGTACATATCCGCGCCCCCGCCACGGTCAAATTCTTCGAACGCTTTAACCTTCCACTGCTCGCCAGCCAGCCACGCGAGCACCCGAGACTCGATGCTGGCGAAATCCGCCGCAAACAGCATCGCGCCGGGCGCAGCCGTAATCATGCCCCTGATGACATCGCCTACTACTTCCAAAGGAGGCCCGGCCAAAAGCTCCACGGCGCTGGCCGACCCGGTCATGACAATCGGGATCAAGCTCTCTTGCGATTTGTCTTTTGGTCTTTTGAGGTTCTGCGGCTGAAAGCGCCTTGCGCTCCATCTTCCCGTAGACGCTCCGTGATACGCCAGAAGCCCTTTGGCGCGGCCGTCTTTCGAACAGCCCAGCAGCAGCGCGTCGATTTTCTTGACGGCTGCTTTGCCAGCTTCGGCGCGTAATTCCAAAACCCGTCTCACATCGGACGGAAGCTCTTGCGACAGCAGCTCCGCGACTTCGTCGCGGCGTATCGAGTCCGCGTCGACGCCACGGTGCTGGCAGAACTCCACGATCTTGGCGACCGCGTCGCAGCTCGGAATAAACCCTTTCGAGACGCTCCGCATTTCGGCGTTGAGCTTGAGCAGCGTGTCTCGAATGATCGGCTTGGCCGCCTCGCATAGCGCGCGATCTACGTAGACCCCGCGGTCGTTGATCTTCTGGTCGAGCAGCCAGATCAACCTTTCCAGCGGACGCAGATCCATCAGACGGGCGTGTAGTGCGCGCTCCACGACCACGTCCTGGCCGCAGTAGGCGACGAGCTGCGCGACGCGGGGCGGGTCATCCCACCAGACCGGCGAACCGTCTTCCTCGTAGCGACGCGGCTTGGACATGCGGAGCATGGTCCGGTAGCCAGCCGGGTCTTTCGCTTCGTTGATGCCCAGCGCCGCAGACGCGCTATCGAGCGAGCCGGGCAGCGCCATGCAGTAGGCCCGCGCCATCGTGCAGTCCCACTGTTCTGGTGCGGGCAACGGCCAGCCGTAGCGTAGGTGCAAGACGCTCGCCCAAAGGGTTCGCTCGAACGCAGCGTTGTGCGCCCAAAACCGGCCACCCTTGAGAACGTGCGCGACGATCTCTGTCGGACATGGTTCGCCAGGCATCCACGTCTTTATCGGGCCATCGTCGAACGCGTAGCAGGCGCACCACACGTCGGTCGTGGGATCTTCGGCGTAGACGTGTACGCCCGTCTTTCGCAGATCGACGGCGGAACGCGTTTCAAGGTCGATATGGCAATCGACGCTCACGGTTTAGCAGCCTCCCGGCCAAGTTGCGTGAGCGTCCAGATGATGCGGTTGCGTTTGAGCTGTACGGTGCGCCTGCCGGAATCTCGTATAAGACCCATTTGCACAAGCTCAGCGCGCCGCGTGCGAAAGGTAGCCCCGTGGTTGGCGCAGAGAATTTGCAGTTGCAGATCGGTCATGTCGCCACGCACTGCGAAATGATTCAATACGACCTGACGCAGCGCATTCATCCGAGGCGCGATACCTTCCGCCGCTTCAAGAGACGTTTCAGGATCGCCCCGTCTCGCCCGCGTGAGCGGCTCGAAAATATCTGGCGGCAGACGGCTCACGGGGTCGGCTCTTTCTTCGCCTGTTGTGCGTCTTCGCGACCGTTCAAGTCGTCAATGATTTGCTGCGCCAGCAGCGGGTCGTGAACGATGCCAAGCCGGTTGGTCAGACCGCCCTCATTCATGTCGTGGATTGCCCAGCCCAGCAGCTCACTCTTGTCCGACTTCGTCGGCTCGCAGCGATAGCGTTGCAGACCGCTCGGCTTATGAGACCGCTGCCAGCTTTGGATGGCGTCGATGGCGACGCGTGCCACGGCCATGTGGGCGTTCTGTTCTTCGGACGTAGCCTCGTCCCAATCGGTATCGGCACCGATGCGTTGGAGCGCACGCGCGACGTAGGCCACAGACGGCATGTAGTAGGACACGGTTATTTCCTCGCTCGGTTGGTAACGATCCTGATGCGCGCGGGTATCACCACGCGAAAGTTGCAGTTGGCGCAGCAGCGACCGGCGTTGACCGGCTCCGCGTTGTTGCCCCAAGGGTCTCCAAGCTCTCCAAAGCAGATCGAGCAGCGGATTAGCTTCGCGGGCCTCGGACGTGGCTTTTGATTCACGGCTCAGACTCCTCGGTCTTTTTCCAGCGGGGGTCGTCGACGCGGCGGCCGTGCGCCGCAGACAACGCGAGCGGCAATGCAGACGGATGCGCCTTCATAAATTCGTGGAGGTAGCCCATCGTGTTGAACATCAAGCCCAGCAGCGCCCAGACGCGGCCTTCGCTGATCGGGTAGTCGCGATGCGCCAGCCAAGCGTCCATGAAATGCCGCGACAACGACTTCATGTAGACGTCGAGTGGGATGCCCTTTTGCCAGTTGTCGGAATCGCGTCGCGTGCCGTCTGGTAAGTGGCGGTTGAAATCCATGTAGATGGCGAACGCGCGGAGTACCTCTGGCGAAAAGAAACCCTCGTAGTCGAGCTTGGTCGTATCGAGATCGCGGTTTGCGCCCGTCTCGAATGTGCGAACGTGCTCGGTCATCGGAACGCCTTCCTGATGTGATAGGTGCCGCCGCGTGCGCTGATGCGGACGTTGGTTGTCTCTGCGAGACGGCGATTGATGCTGTCGATGTAGCCCTTGAGCGCGGTGCGCTTGGATGGCCGGTCGTGGTAGACGATCTCGAATAGCGCGTCGGGCGCTATCCCCATTGGCCCAGCGCGCCGCACAGTGTCGATGATGTGGACCGCCAGCTCACCGAAGCGCACGCCAAAGCGAATCCCGCCGAACGGTCTTTCGCAGTGCGGACAGCGCGCCGTCATGAGTTCACCCGACAGCATTTGCGGGCTTCTCCGTCAGTGAGCGGTATTCAACCGGCAAATCGTGCGCGATGGCGTAGGCCACGGCCTTTTCCATGCCGGGCGAAATTCCGTAATCGGTGTAGACGACCATCGCGTCTGCGAAATCGGACCACGCCAAGCCAGCAGCGATGCCCTGTTTGCGTTCGTCTGGAATGTCGTCGCGGAGCACGCCGGGCTGCGTGTAGAGCAGATGCGACGCGAGCGGCGCTTCGCCTCTACGCAAGGAATCCCGCAGACAACAGCGCGCGTACTCGCAGTTGTCTTCGATGTCCTTCTCGGTCTGGCCCGCGTAGGGCGATTCTAAAACGACCAATCTCAAACTCATGGCGTCACCGGCAGGCGGATCGGGCGCAGTTGCACGCTGGCGAACGGTGCGGCCAGAGATCGAGCGATGTGCAGATGCACGCCAGAGCGTGAGGCGCTGCGGTGGTAGCGGTGGACCCTGTCGCCAAGCCGCCAAATCCAGCGGTAGCGTTCCCGGATAACCAGCCCGTGCGGCTCGTCTTTCACCACGACCAAGTAGGTGGATGGCATTTTCTCGTTTCCCTGCTTATTTCGGGGGTGGACCCCTCTCACAAAGCCCACCCCCGCACGCCCGTTTGGCGTGAAACCCCCCAACCAACGCGAGGCGTCAAAACTCGCGTTGTCTTGTTGTCGGGAAGTATCTCCCTCAACACCCAACAAATAGGGCACGCTATTTGAAGATCGAGTCCGGATTGCCGCTCTTGGCTGCACTGTCGTTGGCGTCTGCGATGAACTCGAACTCGTCTTCGACCTTGGCCCGGCCGCCACCGATGCGGTCGTCGTGGTCTAGGAGCTGCACGTTCGAAAGACCAAAAGACACGCCACGGCCGCCCGTCTGGTGCTCCCAGGCGTAGATCCTGACAGACACCCTGGCCCAGCGGCCCGGATAGACTTCGTCGTCGACCGTGCAAGGTTCGCCGTTGCCGTAGATCACGCTCGGGGCCTTGGCGCTGGACATGCGAACGAGGATCGGAAACGCCGCCGCCAGCTCCGCGTCTTCGGTCTTTTCAGCGTGCTTGATGAAGGGGCGCTTCACCTTGCCGATATTCTTGCCCCACTTATCGACGGCGGCTTCCTCGACCATCTTCAACGCCAGCGTGAGATCGCTGTCTGGCGGCAAGATGACAGACGTGCCGAACTTGGCCTTGTCATCGGACTCGCCCGGCATCGGGCGAGCCTTAAAGAGATTGGGGTAAGAGAGACGACCGGCTGGCAGCAACAGCGTTCCAGCTTTGGTCAGCGCACAGGTCTTGAATTTAGGATTCATCGAAAGCTCTCCAGTTTGACAGGTTTCACAGTTTGACAGTTAGTCGATGGCCACGGCCTGAATGGCATCAAGGTTTACCCATGACCGGATTGGGCCGTCGCGCAGATTTGCGCCATCAATCCGGGTCACGTCGATTCGAATGAAGCCGTGATTGCCGACAGGCAATTCCAGTTTGCCAGCCAGCCGGTCGCCAGACAGCAGCAACAAAGCCACGTTGAAATTCGCGCCTTTGATTGCAGTGATCGCAGCGATTGCCTGCTCCAGCGTCTGCTTAGTCATGTGAAAAACCTTTCTTGTCGGCCAACCACTCGGGCATAACCCAGACGCCGTCGTTGGTTTGTTTGACTTGAGACTTAGGCACCCACTCGGTCTTTGAGCCGTCATTCAGACGGAACGCCTTTTCGGTTTCGGAGGCGATTTCCGCGAACACGACGACAGGTTCCGCACCTCTGCCCATGTCACTCTCCGAACTCGTCGGCGGCATCGACCGAAATTGGTTTGCGCTTATCGGACAGCGGCGCGAGCGTCGCGCCACCGGACGGACTCGTCGTCAGAACGCCAAGCCCCTTCGAGTTGGCCTTGCCGACCAACTTTTCGGCTTGCGCTGGCGAGACCAATTTCCGCGTATAGAGCGCGGCGTCTTCCAGATCGTAGAGCGTCCGCAATGCGCCAGCGGCTTTGGCCTCGTCGATCCAGCGCCTGTGAGTGCGCTTGGCCACCAGCTTGAAGCCGTCCGGAGTTTTGCCATCGAGCGCAGACGCCAAGGCGTGATCGCGGACGGCAGAGCACCAGGCTTCGACCAGTGCGACCTCTGACATGATCGCGCCAAGCTGCTTGGCCGTGAGTTTTTCCACAGACGGAAGTTCGATCACGTCGTCTGCAAACTCGGCTTGCGCTATTTTAAGGGAAGCTCCCCGCAGCTCCGGACAGAAGCCCGCTGCGGGGCAGAATTGGCAATGGTTCCCTGAAACCATTTGAGCGTCCGGCCGGGAGGCGTTCTCGGCCGCTGTCCGGAACTCTGATTCAAAATCCGCCAAGCGTTCGACGGTGGTCTCCCATGATTTGACGGGAGCGGCCCCCGGCACGCGCGGTTGCACGATATGCGCTGAGACAGTCTGGACGTTGTGGTTGTGATAGAGCCGCGCCGCGCCAGACAAGTAAGACAGCAGTTGCGGATTTTCTTCTGGCTCGACCACGACCCCCTTGCCGTATTTGAAATCCGCAATCTGGAGATCAGCGTGCTCCGCGTGAAACAACACCGCGTCACCAGTGCCGAACTGCCCCGGCCATAGATGGCCAAGATCGAGCGTTACTTCGGATCGCAGCTCATAGCCGTCTTCAACAAAAGACCGCACTAAGTCCAAGAAAACCTGGACCGCGTCGGCCATTTCGTCGTCAACGACAAAGTGCCGCTCGCCAACGTTGATAACTTTCCCGACATGCACAGCGGCGTCTTCGCCATCCTGCAAACACAACGCCGCCAGTTCGTGTGCCGCCGTGCCTTCGTCCGCGTACACAGACGAAGACTCTGCCACGTCCGCACACATGCGGATCGAGCCGGGGCATTTGAACCAGCGGTACGCGCTGGACGGTGCAAAGACAGCGTGTGCCATTAGGCGCGGCCCAGATCGGGGATCTCGTCGTCGAACATCGCAGGCGCGTCTTTCACAATCGGCGTGACAGCCGCGTGGTAGACCGCCTCGAAGTATTCAGGCTTGAGCTGAGACAGCCGGTCGGTGTGGCCGTGCTTCTTGAGCAGCACAGCGGCAGCGGCTTCGTCGTTGGCCGCGAGGAACTGCGTCAACGCAGCGCGCACGTCCAAGACCGTGATGTCTTTTTTCGGTTCTGGCTCGGGGTCTTTTTCAGCCTCGGGTTCGTCTTTCGGGACGACCTTGAGCTTGTCGCCCTTGGGCGGACGGCCACGCCGTGGCGCTGGCGGCTCAGGCTCGGTCTCGACCACTTCCGGCGACTTGATGCTCTCGGGTATCGGGTTCGCCTTTGGCGCGTCTGTCACCAGCCGCACTGGCGAAGTTACTCCAGCGGTTTGCAGCGCCTGGAGCACGTTCGCCATTTCGGACGGGTTCTCCGCAGTGATCGTCAGCGTCATTTGCATCTTTGGTTTCCATGTTCTCATGGCGGCATCAGCCGCGTTTTTCGGTAGCCAGCACACCACTCAACTCAACAAACTCTGGAGCTTCTCCCGCTGCGCCGGGTCTGGCTCGACAGACCGGCGACGGGACGCCTCGACAATCCAGACGTGGTTGGCGGTCGACGCCAGCGCCTGCATTTCCCCCAACGTCAAAGACCCAATGATGCGCGACAAATGCACAGACCCCTTCAACCACGCGGCCATAGCGCGGGCGGCTTTTTCGTTGGTCGCGGCGGCCCACACTTCGGCTGGGTCCACTTCCCGCGAAACCGGCTTCGGAGTTTTCTTGTCGTAATTAGTGTGTGGTCTTTTCGTCATCGCTCTCAAGTCCCAACGAAAATGACGTGCAAATAAACTTCACGCTTTGCGTGTCTCCTACGCGGCCACAATTAGCACTAAGCCTTTGTGGAATGACGCCAGCCTCGATGCGTTGCAGCGCAGCGAGAACATCGACCAGCGCGCGATAGAGGGTGGGAGAGACCGGACGTTGATTCATGACAGCACACTCGGACCAGCATCCGGCCCGTCGCCGGGATGGTCTCCAACGTCTCGATCATGGGCAAAGTGTGCCAGCGCAATGGCGTCGGCCTCGTTGTCGTCTGACACGTTCCAATAGCCCCGGTCGTGAGCTTCCGCGATCATCAGGTCTTTTGAGGCGTTGCCTTTGCCGGTCCAGTATTTCTTGATGGTCCCCACCGGGATACCCTCGTAGGGAATCGCCAATTCCTCACATAAAGACGTGACCACCCCAAACAGCGCGCCGTAGACCCGCGCCGCGTCCGCGCCGATGTGTCGGCGGACTTCCTCGAACAGCACCACGTCCGGTTTCGAAGACTCCAGAATCTCCAGTAGCTGCTTGCGAAAACGCACGTAGCGAACGCCAGCGCCATCGAAGCGCCCCGGTCTGAAATCCCAAAATCCCGAGATCACATTGTAGCCAGCCACATTGCACGTCAGCAGCGCAAAGCCGGTCATAGTCCCGAGATCCAGGCAGAGGTAAGTGCGTTTGGCCACAGAGGGCCTCCCACTGTGAGAGGTATTCACGACGCGATCAGACAACCGCAGACGTCAGACGACGTCGGCGGACTTAGACGGAGCACGCTTAGGCTTGTGGCCCAGCACTGCGTTCTTCCGAGTCTTGTTGGACTTGCGGCGACCTTGTGCGACCCAAGAGAATCGAGGCCGGTCAAACTCGCAGATGGTCTCGTAAGCACGCCACAACGTGGCGGGCTTGAACGGATGACCGTTGCGGAGCTTCTTCACAAACAGCGGATCGCCAGACGCGAGATACCCCAGCCGCGTAGCAGAGAAGCCATTGTTCACGGCTTCCTTGACCCGCGCGAGGACTTTCCGTCTATCCATTGGTTTAGCTTTCTTCATTTTGGTTTAGTTAGGTTAGGGGAGCGAGCTTTCAAAAATTCGTTTTGTGTGAGATCGTAGTGCGTTGACACAATACAGTTACAAAGCACACTGTCAACAAATGTCCGGTGCTAAACAAAACACCGGACAGCCCGCAAACCCGTCTGTTATCTGTCTTTTCGGCTAGTGCTTTGTTGTGACTTGTTATTCGCCAACCCACACACAGGCGTCTCGAAATGCTGTCGCGCAGCGAAAAGAAACTGCTCCAAGCCGCACTACGAAGTGCAAACACCGATCAACTGCGAATCTTCCCGGCCAAGCCGAACGCAAAAACCCCAGCCATAGCCAAATGGCCAGAGCGCGCCACCACCAATAGCGAAACGCTGACTCGCTTGTGGGAACTGGAGGACTTCAATCCAGCCGTCGCGTGCGGATTCACAAAACGAATCGTCATCAACGGCGTCGAGGTCGACGTCTATCTGGTCGTCGTCGACTACGACATGAAACCCGGCCAATTAGGCGCAAAAGCACTGGCGCAACACACCCTGTTTGGTCTGGCAGACACACGCACGATCAAAACTCCCAACGGTATCCACAAATATTATTGGAGCCTCAGACCGATTCCCAACTCGCAATCCCGCATTGCACCAAATGTCGATGTGCGAGGTGTCAGAGGCTACGTCATAGGCGAAGGCGCGATCATCGAGGGCGTGGAATACCATCGGGTAGGCGAGTTCGACGAAATCGCTTTTATGCCAGCGGAATTGGAGACGGCCGCAGCCAAGGGCGATCCGGCCCAACAACAAAACGAATCCACGAACAACAAGCAACCCATCGGTGAACTGGACCGGCCAGAGGCCATCGAAACCGTAAAGCGATGGATCATCAACCACGCGCCAGAAGCCATCGAGGGATCTGGGGGCGATCAAGCGACCTATCGGGTGGCCGCTCACATAAAAGACCTTGGGATCTCCGAGGAAAAATGCCTGGACCTGATGTTCGACAATTGGAACGAACAAAAAGCCGTGCCGCCTTGGGCCTACGACGCACTGCGAACAAAGGTCAGGAATGCTTACGCTTACGGCCAGAACGCTCCGGGCGCGGCAAGTGCTTTGAATGAGTTCGATGTTGAGAATAGTGGGGATGAACAACCTACAGCGGCCCAACAACCGAAAGACGACAAAGACGACCCGAGCACTTTTTCGAAACACGTCCGCGAACCCATGCTGGACGAGAGCTTCGACGAAGCCGCCGACACGGCGCTGGACAATCAGTCCAACCCGCTGATCCACGGCATCATGGGCCAAGGCGAAATCAGCGCGATCTATGGCTACCCTGAATCGGGGAAATCCTTCGCGGCCCTCGACATATGCCACGCCATCGCCACCGGCACCCCGTGGAACGGCCGGAAGGTCACGCAGGGAGCGGTCCTTTATGTCGCCGCAGAAGGCGGCCCAACGATCCGAAAGCGGTTTAGGGCACTCCGGACCAAGCACGGCAAAACCAACGTGCCCATGAGGCTCCTGCGCTACGCCATCGACATGCGGACCGGCACCTATGACGCGAAACGGCTGTGCGAGCTTATCAAACAGCGCGGCGAGGAAATGGGCCAGCCCATCAGGCTGGTGGTGATCGACACGCTGTCCGAGGCACTGGCTGGCGGCACGGACGTCGAACACATGAACCTGTTCATTCACAACGCCAAGATCGTGAAGAACACCACCGGGGCGAACGTCTTGGTGATCCACCACCCGGGTAAAGACGCCAGCAAGGGACCGCGCGGTAGCTCCGCGTTCCGAGGCTGGGTGGATACGCTGATCGAGGTCCACGATCCGGGGCAGGGCAAAAAGGGTTCAAGACGGAGCTTCAAGGTGCTCCGCGTGAGAGACGGCGAGCTGCCGTCTTCGCCGCTGTGGTTCCGGCTCGAAGTAGTGAACCTGGGAAAGACACCGGAGGGCCTCGACGTCACGTCGGCGGTGGCCGTGTGGTGCGACGACGCCAAGGAAGAATTTTCCGAGGAAATGACGCCGTCTGAAAAGGCGCTGGCTGAGACGATTTCGCGCTGGGCCAAGGCCAAAGACGTCGAAGTCCACACGGTGGGGGCCAAGGGTCTCTTGGTCTGGCTCAAGGCCAACGAACCCGACAACTTGCTCGCGGCGGTAAAAGACGTCGCCATGCGGAAGGCGATCTCGCGGCTGCGGCAGCAAGGGTATTTGCAAAATAATCCCGATAATTCGGAAGACGAGGACGATTAGCGCCCAACAAACCCTACAAAACGTGACAAAGATCTTTGTCACGCTAGAAAATTTCTCGAACACAACCAAAACAGCGTGACAAAGCGTGACAGAAAAGCGTGACAAGAAATTACCCTTTACGCCAAAGGGGTTAGCTAGTGGCGTGACAAGCGTGACAGAGCGTGACAAGGCCAGAAAACCCTACTTTCTGAGCGTGACAAGGTTTCCGCACCCCTATACGGGTGCGGAATGTCACGCAGAGGGCGGGGAGGGGAAATAGGAGGGGAATTAAAATAAATGCAGACGCAGAAGCAGAATAAAAAGACCTCGATCAAATCCCTGGTCGAATACGCGGCGACCTGTTTGGCCGACCCGCCGCGATACCAGACCCCGGGCGCGGTCTACTGTCGGGGCGAAGTGTTGGCTCCAATTGTTTGGCAGGGACGGCAATGGGCCGTGACCAAGTACGGGCTGGAGTGTCGGGACGGAACCTACTGTATCGACCGACGCCGGTTGTGGGAGAATGAGGACGAGTTTGGTTGGGTGATGCACTTGTCGGAAAAGACGTGGGCGGATCTGCCCGACTTTGCCGAGGCGCTGCGGATCGCCCGACACACTCACAGACGGAAGGCGCGATGCTGAGACTATGGAAAGACACCGCCGCCTTGGACGCGCAGGTGGCGAAGGTACAGCGCCGGGTGCGGCGGCAGGAGGAACGCTGGGACCGCAGCCGCTTGAGTACCAAGGCCCGCTGGGCCTCTGGGAGCGGTCCCGTGTTCGGGATGGTCTCCCGAGGGGTGGTGAGGGTCTCCGCTCAATGGGTGAGGCTCCTAGTGGCAATGGAGCCGGGGCGCTGGTACGGGGAGGCGTTGCTTGGCCGGATGGTGGGGCGGAAAAAGCCAATCGGCCACGGCGCACAACATCAGTTGAGGGCGATGCTCGACAAAGCCGACAACCCGGCGTGGCAGGAGATCCACCTGTCGGCTGTTGTGTTGGGGGCGATGGCCAAGCGGGGCGAGCACATCGAGCCGAGGCATTTGTGGCGTCTGAGTCAGTGGGCGGTGGAGTTGCGGGCGGCGGTGCTCGACGACCCAACCTGTGAGACGGTCGACGTGCTGGCGTTGCCCAGTGCGCCTGAAAATCTGAAATCGAGGGGTGGCCGTCTTTTTCAGCCCAACCACAGGGGATAATCGGTGGAGAACTTCGGCGTCGCCAGGCCGTCTTTTTAGTCTGGAGTTTCGGAATCCATAAGAAAATTTATGGCCCGAAACTTTTCGTCGCGGGGGATTTTCCCAGGAATTTGGGAATCCATAAAAAATATTAGAGACGTTTTTCGACGGAGCTGCGCCGCGCCCGCCAGGTAGGGTGGGGCAGGGGACGCGGACCAAAAGACCGCAACAAAAAAAAGACCAGGGGCGCGATGCCCCCGGCAAGTGGTCGCAGGACTCTATCCTCCGAATAGTTTGAGTAGGACGAAGCCGCCAAGCAACAGCGCGCCTGTGACGCGTACTATTTCGGGGAGGAAGGCGAGCACGACTAAGGCAACAAACACCAAAGCAACGGCGAGAATGATTCCGCCTGCGATTACCAGCATGATTCAGATTCCTTGTGAGAGGGTTTAAGCGCCGCAAGCCAGCGCGGCGAAAACGAAAAGCGCGGCGATAAGAGTCGCGCTGGCGACTAGATCGAAAAGGATTCGCATGGTGCGACTCCGGTTTGGGGTTAGGAGAACAGCGCGGCGCAAATGGCAATCGCCAATAGCGCCGCGCCAATGCGGGGTAGGACAACGCAAGCCAGCGAAATCATGGGCGCTGGCTTAGTGCGTTGAGCGGGGAGCGCGGCGACCAGGGCGCGCTAGGTCTGTAAGGTCCGCGTCGACAATTGCCACGTTGTGGTCAGTTAGAATTTTGAGCGGGGCAAGTGTCGCGCTCCCATGCTCTGGCCTCAAAACATATTGAACGGCGCAAGCGCGAGTCCCGTCGATGGCTTGCGCCAAATAAACGTAGCAGCGGCGTGCGTCGGGATTGTCCGCGATAGTGTCGGGGTTTGGCTCTGGAGGAAAGCGCCCGGCTTCGTCGCGGCGCTGTTCCATCAAGTGACCTTCAAGGCAAGTAATGGTCAGGCAAGCGTCTGCGATTTCGTGCTGTACGGCGCGCAAGGTTATTGCCTCAAGCGGCAAAACCTCAAAGCCATCTTGTCGACGGCGCGGCCCGATAATTAGAGTCGCGGGTAATTCGCCAGAGGCGCGGAATTGTTGCGCGTTCAATTCCGCAATTCTCAACAGGACATTGGCAAGCGGGTCGGGGCAGGACATGGCGTTTCATCCTTTAGGGGTTACTGACCTTCATCAGATGCCGCGTCACGGCATGACGCGCGCCAAGCGGGGCGCGCGTTTCGGTCTTATGCGGCTTCGTCTAGTTTTGGGAACGCGGGGCAATCCTGTTGCCGCAGCGCCTTAATGAGATAGGCGAGTCCATCGGTCGCGGCGCTTTCTTCTGTCCTGAAAAACGACTCGGCGTTGTTTGTCGTCGGCAGAATATAAGCGCCGCGCTTGTTGGCTTCGTCGCGGTCAATAGACTGGCATTGACCTAAGCCGCTGCCGATATCGCTAGTGAAATCCTCGCAGGTGAAAGCCGCCCACGATATGCGACGATAAAAAGACGCATGACCTAGAGCGAAAGCAAGCCGCCCAATGTCTGCTTGCGCGCCTGATTCCTTGACGGTTGCCGCCACGATTTGAGTCAGGTTTTCTTTGCCTGATTTTTCAAACGTGATGACCTCGCAAGCAAAGCCAGCGGCCTCTATCGCGTCGACAACAGCGGCGACAACAGCGGCGCGGTTTGTGATCGCCTTGGCGTTTACGTTTGCGCCGTTTGTCATATCGGACAACAGAGTCAGGACAGGCTTGCGGCGTAGCTTGGCGGAGTCGACGCGCCGCATGTTTAGAGGATTGCCAGCCAGAGCGCGGGGCACGCTGGCCACCGCTCCGGCCACGTCCCATTTAACGACGCGCGGCCCCATTGGATTCGCGGCGTTGATTTGGTCGCGTAGCTTGGCGGCACGCGCCGCACCCTCTGGCCAGCCATCGCGGCAGAGGTTAATCGCGTCGGACATGCTATGCGTTCCAGTGAAAGCCTTATCGTTTGTCCAAGCGGATTTGTGCCAATTGGACTCGCCGTGACCTAGCGTCGCGACAAACGACGCTAGAGTCTCTGGCGTGCTCCAATAGGAAAGCCAAACGCGGGATTGATTTGGAGTCGGGATTACCGACTCCAAGCCGCTGTTATCGCCGCGCCGTTCTATGGTTTGTCTTTTTGCCATTGTCGCCCCCACTAAGCCGCTGCGGTTTCGATGCGGCGGCGCAATTCGGAGTCGATGCCTTTCCAGACAACAGACTCTTCGACAACGTGCTGAGTCATGCCAGAGGCAAGCAAACGCGCGCCATAGATTGAAGCGCGTGGCGATATGACAACGCGCGCTTTTTCCTTTGCAGCGCCTGACCGCAGCGCCTGTACGCGGTCGCACCATGAGTCGTTACCGCAAATGGCGCGCTCTAAGCGTTCATCGTAATTCCACAACAGCACGACAAAGCGATCCATTGTCGCGCCATCCATTTGATTGCGGCCGACATAGACGCGGTCTGCGCCTGTTCCGTAAGTATTCAAGCAAGCCACGACGACGAAATCAGCGTGGCGCTTTACGGGTTCGGTGGAGTCGGGGAAAGCCATGTAACCATTCGCCAGCGCCGAATTGCAGACGAGAATCCCCGCAGCGTCGCCAGCGTCTAGTTCATCCAGACAAACGATTCCGCCATGCTCAAAGGCTTGGCGAAATGGCGTGGATTGATAGCGGCCGTGCGCGTCGACAAAGCCTAGCAATTCGTGCGCGCCTTGCACCGCGCCTTGAATGTAAAACTTAACCTCTAGGGCTTCTGCCGCTTGTTCCGCTGCGGTGGTTTTGCCGCTGCCAGCGGGGCCGACAAGCGCAACAGGTAGCTTTTGTGCAAGCGCCTGAATCAGCGTCGGCAGAGTCTTGTGGCGCGGCTTGCTGCCGTGGTCTTTTGTCCCGCTTGCAGTCACGATCTCAAGCCGCGTCACGGGAATCAGGTTCGGCAATTCTTTGCGGACAATGTCGCGGACAGCGTCCGCGTCTAAGCCGCCACCACTACTGCCAAGCAAGCCTAGCAACGTCTGCAACGCCGCTGCCTTGTCGTTCGGCAGCGTCGGGATTGTCGGCAGCGTCTGCGGCAATGTCGGCAACGTCTGCGGCAGTGTCGCGGAGTCTTCGTCTGCGGCGTCTGCGGTGGCGTCTGCGGCTTGCGCCTTCAAGCGTTCAAGCGCCTTGCCATCGGTTTCATTGTAAGCCGCTCCGATGGCGCGCATGGCCAAGCCGCCAACAAACAAAGACGGCAAGCCTTGTGCAGTAAGCCACTTGCGAGCGGTGGCGCGGTTTTCGGTGGTTACGATCAGTTGACCGCGCGGACCTAGCAGCGACTCTAGTTCCGTGACGGACATGGTTGGCGTTCTGGACATTTGCTTTTTCCTGCGTTTTCAATGGGTTAGTTGTTTTGCGTTGTGAGGGTCTACGCCCCCACTTAGGTTATCGCTCACAACTCCCAACAAGGTCAACAGGAATCTAGGCGGTTTGGGGATATAGTCACGGAATCATGGCGCTAACTCCGAATGAGAGAATTTTCGTCGATGTAATTTTGTCGACCGGCAGTTCTAGGAAAGCCGCGAACGCCAGCGGAATCAGCGTTCAAAAGGCGATTCACAACCGCGCGATTCTGAAAGCCACGCGTGACGGAATGCAGGCGCAATTGCTATCGGCAGCGCCGCAAGCCTTGTCGGTTTTAGTGCGGCTGGCGACCGATTCAGCGATCCCCGCAGCGGTCAGGCGCTTGGCAGCGTCGGACATACTAGACCGCGCTGGAGTCGTCTCGCAGACGGCGCTTCAATTGGCGCAACCCATTGAAAACCTTAGTGAAATGCCTGCGAAAAACCTCCGGGCTTTGGTCGAGAGGCTTGAGACGGAACTATTCGCGCGCTCGACTCCAGTGAAGGCGCTTGAATTTGACGCGTCATTTGACACGGCAAACGACGCTAACCCTTTGAGTGTATTGGACTAATTCAGTCTTCTCTAGGCTCCAAAGGGTGCGGGGCATGATCGGGGCAATGCGCCCCGTGGCCTGTCTTTTATGCCTTGGACGGGGCAGGCGCGTAGGCTCTAAGCCTTTGATATCGTTGATAAAAGACGGACCCGGACCATGCCCCGGACCGTGCCCCCGGCACCCCCCGCGACGCGCGAGCAGCGAACGGCCAAGCCATTTTCGCTAAATTTTCAATATATTCAGAGCTTTTAGGACCATGTTCCTAGTGTTCGAGGCCCTCAAAAGCCTGCTCGGGGTCGGCACAGGGGCTGCTCGGGCGCTGAAAACCCCTAAAAATGGCTGTTGTTCGTCTGTTTGGCGTGCTATGTGCGTTTGTAGGTGGTTGAGGGTGTTCTTGGCGTTCGCCCTCACGATCTTTCGGGGCTGGGGTTCGCCCCCCGGTCTTCCCCAGCCCCGCCTTTTCGTGGCCAAAGATGGATCTGCGCTCGATCATCCAGGATGCGGCCGCGAGGTATCAGCTCTCGCCTGAGATGATGTTGAGGATCGCTCAGATTGAGAGCGGGATGAACCCGAACTCCGCGAATCCAAACTCCAGCGCGCGTGGCGTCTATCAGTTTTTGACCAAGCCTGGTGGCAGTTGGGACAAATACGGTAACGGCCGCAATCCCCTGGACGCAGAGGCCAACGTCGACGCTGGCGCACGATACATTCGCGACAACATGAGCGCGCTCAGAACAAAATTAGGCCGAGAACCCGCACCTTGGGAAGTTTACATGACCCATCAGCAAGGTGCTGCTGGCGGTCCGGCGTTGATTCAGAATCCAAACAGACCAGCAGCGGAAGTCCTAAGCGCGTTTTACAAAGATCCGAAGATCGCGCGCGACGCAGTGGCCTTGAATGCTGGCAATCCAGACGCACCAGCCCAGGCTTTTTTAGATCAGTGGAAGGCGAAGTATGAGGGGACCGCTGTTCCAGGATCTCCAGGTACGAGTTCTTCGGGTACGAGTTCTGTCCCTCCTGCTGGCGCTGGTCCTGATGTCGGGGCTGTTGCTGCTGGCGCTCCCGTGAATAACCCAATGGGCGCAGCGTTGGGACAACAGCAGATGCTCGGCAGCATCTTCGCGGATGCACTAGCGCCCTTGGCCAAACCGCAGACAGACCCAGCGACCCAAGTTCGAAAGCCCAAGAGCATCGCGAACATCATTGGCGAGCTTGGTGCGCCGGTACAGTTGTCGGCGTGAGTTGTTCGGGGTTATAAGAGACTGCTTGTGGGGGCGAAGCCCGCACGAGCGACGACAAGTCTGGCGAAGCCAGACGCGTCGTGCGAGTGGCCGCAATGCCGTGTCGCCAACGGCTCTACCGCGCTTGGTAGGTCTGGCTCATGGCGATCATCCCATACGACCGCATCACGAACCTCCAGAACGATCAGGCGCTCGCGCCAACGGACCCGTATCCGGCTCCGAAGCTCGATCAGGAATACAATGCGATCAAGATTACGACTGACGACATCATCCAGCATCTTGATCTGATTCAACGTGACGATGGTGCGTTGGAGAATGGTTCGGTTGGCCGCGATCAGTTAAAAGACGAAGTGCTGCTCGGGTTTGGTGCGCCAGAGCCGTGGGTGCCGGGGTACGATTACTTCCCGGGCGACACGGTCTTTGCGGACAACGGTTTTTATCTTTGCGAGATCAGCCACACGTCCACTGTCTTTGCAACAGACCTAGCCGCTGGCAAATGGGTTTTGTTGGCCGACTTCACGCAAGCGACCACCGACGCGGAAGCGGCTGCTGCCGCAGCGGCTGTGTCCGCTGGTCAAGCAGCCACAAGTGCGACCGACGCTGCTGGTAGTGCGACCGCTGCCGCTGGGTCTGCGACCAACGCGTCGAACAGTGCGGCGGCAGCAGCGGCGAGTGCGGCTCAAGCGGCGACCGCGAACGCGTTTCCGTGGAAGTACGCCACTACAACCACGATGATAGATCCCGGCACCGGCAACGTGCGCTTCGACAACGTGGCGCTGCCGTCTGTGACACAGATCGCGTTGAGCGCGTTGTCCTCGATCACCGGCAATCCAGACGTTTCCGATTGGGTGGCGACGTGGGATGACTCCAACAATCCGTCGAAAGGCCAGATCACGATTCGCAAAGCGTCGGCGGCGCAGAATTTCGTGGTCTTCAAGATCACTGGTGCGGTCTCTGACGTTACCTCTTGGCTACAAGTGCCAGTGAGCTACGTCACCCACTCCGGGTCTTTTGCGTCTTTGGACACGCTCAACGTGGAGTTCACCCGCGCGGGCGATGCAGGCACGACCACCGTTGTTGGCGGCATAGCCGAAGCGCCGATCAACGGCTCGACCTACGGACGAAAAGACGCGGGCTGGATCGCGGTCGCCGCGACCAGCGCGGCCGGTATTCCGTTCACGCCGTCTGGAAACGTCGCCGCGAACAACGTGCAGGTGGCGATCCAAGAGCTGGACACCGAAAAGGTCGCCAAGGCTGGCGACACCATGACTGGGAATTTAACGCTTGCCGCTCCAGCCTATCATAATTTTTTATTCTTAAATGCTGCCGAGTCTTTTGCGAACGCGGTGCGCGGTCAACGTGCTGGTGTAAACCGCTGGCAAGTGATCTACGGCGATGGCAGCGCTAGCGACAATTTTGTTGTCACCGGATGGAATGATGCGGGTACGGCGCTCAATCCACTCTACATAGTTCGGGGTCAGAATGTCCCGAGTACCGACGGGGTGCCGACTAGCCCCAGCCACGTCGTTAACAAATCGTATGCCGACACCAAAGTCGCCAAGACGGGCGACGGCATGACGGGTCCGCTGCGTATTGCTAGGCAGATGGCTATCCCGGACAATGCGGTACCGTTTTTAGGAATTGACGGCGGATTTGCGGATTTCCCTAACATCGCCGCCATTGATTGGACGCTGAATGGCGACCTGACCAAAACTGTCTGCCGGATGGGAATGCAACTCGTAGCCCCAACCTCAAGCGCCGATCTAGTATTTAACGCATCAGGCAACTTCACCGCGACCGGCGTTGAAATGATGCGGCTTGAGGGCGCGGCGGGACGCCTCAAGCTGCTTGGCGATCCAATCAATCCTCTGCACGCCGCCACCAAGCAATACGTTGACGCGGTTAGCGGCGGTGGCAGCGGCGGCGGTGGCAGCATCGAAGTTGAAAGCCGCACCGATCTGGCGGGCAAAATTATTCCGGCGACGGTTTCGCGCATTCGGATTGGCCGCTATTCGGCGGCGCATCCGCACGCACCCGCATGGTATGAGCGCGGCAGCGTGGCGGCTCGCTTGCCAGTGACAGACGGGGGTGGCGTTTCATGGCACCTGTCGCAACAGCAAGACGACATGTTCATCGAAGCGGTTGGCATCAAAGGTGGTGCCGCCAACGATGACACGTTGGCGTTTTTAGCTTTGGCGAATTACGTCAACGCAGTCGGCGGCGGGCTGACGCTGCATTGCTATCCCAATCAAGAATACATCGTCTGGCCGACCAACGCCTCTATCTCCACCACCGGCACCGTGTTGATGCCGTTTGCATCAGTGAAGGGGCTGCGCTGGTATTTCAACGGCGCTTATTTGCATATCAAATATCCGACAGCATCCAGCACCATCGTGGTGCGCTTCAACGCCTGCCGCGATGTGTGGGTGCAAGGCTTCAAGTCGGTACACGATTATGGTTACACCGATTTTACGGTTGGGAATTTGCGCCATGTGCTGTGCGAGAATGGATCGAAAAGCATTCACTTTTTGAATGGCGATCTGGCTGGCGGCCACACTGGGTTTGGTTGTGTGCGCGCGGCTGGCGCTGCGCCGCGCTGCTCTAACTTGACATTCACCGGCAAGATTTCTGAATTGTATTATGCGATTGATGGCCAATATGACGGCGATGATTGCACCTACGACGTGGTTTGCAATCACGTTGGCCGCGCAATCATTTGCTATGGCTGTCGTGGCCTCAAAGCGCGCGTTGATGTTGATAACTTTGTCAATCAGGCGGTGATGGTGGCGGGGTATGCTTATCCGGCCACTGATGTGAATGCGAGCTACACTGAAAGTGAAATCTGGCTTAGGACGCGCGGCACCACACCCTTTACAAATTTCTTGATTGCAATAACGGCACAGCAAGGCTTGCCTGCGTCATTTGAAGGTGGCTGCAAAATCCGCTGCAAGTTGCACCTCGACGTGCAAATCGGCGCAACGCCATCGACGCAATCGTTGATGGTGTTGCACAGCTACAAGAGTTCGGGCGGCACGCAAGTGCTTGGCACGCCTGCCACGCTGCATGACGTGGTGGTGGAAATCGACGGGACTATCACCGGCACTTGCTCAGCAGGCGTGCAATACTGGGCCGAGTTGGGCAGCGCGGCAATGGGTTGGGTGTCGCCAATCCAACCTCATGTCAATTTCAATGGATTGGTTGCCAAGGAAATGGCACGGCCAATGCTGGCCGGTGCGCGGCTGCTCGGCACCGCCCTCAACTGCTATTTTCCGCTCGGTCAACAGGTGTGGGAGGGCGGCGTACCAAACCACGATGCTTGGCGCGTCATCAATAGTTATTTCGCCAACATATCGTTGAACGCCCGGCTGCGTACGTTCCAACTCAAGGTGGATGATACCGCTGTATTCAATACGCTGTTTGGTGGTGCGGTTGCTGCCGATTTTGGTTTCAACGCCTCGGTTGGCCTTAAGTATCCGGGTAGCAGTACATCCTACGGCATGGCATTTAAATCGGCCACCGATACGTCTGGCGGTGTCGGGCCAATGGTCTTTTTGAATGCCAGCACCGCGCTGACGGGTTCAATTTCGCAGGCCACCTCATCGGTGTCCTACAACACATCGTCCGACGCGCGGCTTAAGGAAGACCTCAAGTCGTTCGACGCTGGCAACATAGTGGACAACACGAACGTCTATGATTTCGCGTGGAAAACAACGGGCGAACGGTCCTACGGCATCGTCGCGCAGCAGGCGAACGAGGTTTATCCAACCGCGATCACTTACAACAAAGAAGCTGATTGGTGGGGCGTGGACTACAGCAAATATGTCCCGGTGCTTCTGCAAGAGTTGAAGGCGCTGCGGGCGCGCGTCGCTGACCTTGAAGGCAAGCTAGAGGCGCGGCCAGCGTAAACAGCGGAGAACACAACAATGTTAGTGAGCGCCGCCAAGCACGAGCTGCTCCACGCAGCGCGTCGTCTTTTGGCGATTAAAGACGCGCACAACAAACTGCTTCCGTTCATGCGCTTGACGATGCCAGATCCTAATTCCTTGGACGACGTCACCAAGTCGCTCTACACGGTCACGCCCCAGGCGAAACTACTTTGCGAGATCTTGGAAGACGTCGAGAAGGGCAAGCGCAAGCGCGTTGCCGTCTCGATCTCACCGCAGACGGGAAAGAGCCAGGTTTTGACTCGGGGAGGTCCGGCGTGGATTTCCGGTAGAGATCCACGCCGCCACATCATGGTCGGCGCGTATAATCAGGACTTTGCCAATGAGTTTGGCGACGACGTTCGGCAACTCATCAACAGTGCTGGCTACGCCCAAGTATTTCCAGAGTACAAGCTGGATAAAGGCGGCGCGTCGAAAGATCTTCTCATTACGCAACAGCGTGGGAAACTTGCGTTCGTTGGTGTTGGCGGCTCGGGCACTGGTAAGCCCGCCGATTTCTTCTTTGTCGACGATCCAATTCGTAACGACGAAGACGCGAACAGCCCAACGTACCGTGACAAGATTTGGAAATGGTTCAATCGTGTCGTCTTCACACGCTGCCACGGCAAGACGCCCATAGTGGTCGTCCATTGCCTGACCGGCGACACACAAATCTCGATGGCTGACGGAAGTTCTAAGCGTCTGGACGCAGTCGCGCCGGGCGACCGGGTTGTCTCTTGGGATGGGTTAAAAACTGTCGGCCGAAAAGTTACCGCCGCCATTGACGTTGGTAATGACCAAACCTATTTGATTAGAACGAGTGGAACGGAAGTCCGAGCGAACGCGCGGCATCCGTTTCTGGTTCTTTCAGACGGGGGGTTGCGGTGGGTAAGAACAAGAAACTTGCGGCGTGGGATGCGTATCGTGGCGCAAAGCGCGGTTCGTACAAAGGACTCATCTGTTCGGCCGACGACTGCTCAGTCCCCGCGAAATGTCGAGGGCTGTGCAGTACGCACTACGCCAAGGCGAAGTGGGCTTCCGGGTCAAGACCGCCCTCAGTCAATTCATCGAGGCGTTTGGAGCTTCGCCGTAAGCGCCGCTACGGAATTGATGCGGAGAGTTTCGACCGCATGTTCGCTGAGCAAGGTGGGCTTTGCGCCATTTGCCGGACTGACGGGAGCGTTGGCAGGCCACGGCATTGGGTCACAAACCTCGTTCCCGACCACAATCATACGACGGGAAAACTGCGCGGACTCCTATGCAACGATTGCAACCGAATCGCAGGCCGAACTAGAGATACCGAAATTCTGGAACGCGCCATCGACTACGTCAGAACCCGATACTGACGTTGTCGAGAGCGTAACTTCGTTTGGTGTGGAACGAGTCTACGACCTGACGGTCGACGGAACGCATAATTTTCTCGCCAACGGTCTGTGGACTTCGAACACGAGATGGCACGAAGACGACCTAATCGGCCGTCTTTGCGACCCAGACCATCCCGGACGAAAAAGACCCGTCGCCGATGGCGGCTACCAGGGCATCGAGGAAAAGTGGGATTACTTCAACATTCCCGCTGTCGTCACTGAAACTGGCTTGGCCAAGGCGCTGGAGTTGGAGCTTCGTGTCCAGACAGATCCGATCATCGTCCGCGAGTTCGGCACCCAGCCGATGGCGTCGCTGTGGGAAGAAAAGTTTCCGCTGACTTTCTTGGCCGAAGCAAAGCACAACGACCCGGTCGGCTTCTCCGCGCTACGCATGGGCAAGCCATCGCCGGACGATGGCTCGTATTTCCGCGCCGAAGACATTGTCGAATACGACATGAGCGAGCTGCCGAAGCAGCTCCGCAAATACGGCGCGTCGGACCACGCCGTCTCGAAAGCACAAGGGCGTGACTACACTGTGCTCGGCTGCGTGGGCGTCGACGAAAATGATGATCTTTGGGTATTGCCTGATCTGGTCTGGGACCGATTGGAGACTGATCGCACCGTCGAGGAAATGCTGGCGCAGTTCGCTTTGCACAAACCGCTACTCTGGTGGATGGAGAGCGAGCTTATTTCGAAGTCGTTTGGCCCGTTCCTCTACAAGCGGATGCGCGAGGAAAAGATCTACACGTCTGTAGACGCGGTGACGCCGTCTAAAGACAAATCGCTGAGAGCAAGATCCATCCAGGGCCGGATGCGGATGCGTAAGGTGCGGTTCCCCCGCCGTGCGCCTTGGTGGCCAGCCGCGAGGGCGCAGCTTCTGCGCTTTCCGGCTGGCGCTAATGATGACTTTGTCGATTGGCTGGCGCACATCGGCATGGGATTGAACAAAGAGATCCGGCCGACGATCCGGTCGATCCCGCGCGCCAAACACGCGAGCGGCTCGATCCAGTGGATCTTGGAAAACGCCCAGGCGAAGACGCGTGAAGGTACACGCCTCAAATTGGTAAAGGGCTGGTGATGTCTGACACCTACGGCGGCGAACCAGCGGGCGGCGCGATGAACGCGACCGAAGCTCTTGGGATGCAAGCCCCGGCGAAGAAGCCAGCTTGGGATGACGTGCCCGAGGTCGATCCCGCGCGTGCCGCGCTCATTACGCAGTGGGAAGACAAGCTCAAGTCCGCCAAAAAGCATTGGGAGAAGTTCTTCAAGCGCACGCGCGAGTGCGAGCAGCTCGCGTTCGCCGGGGCCGATAAAGATTGGGTTGCAGCGGACTCGTACACGGTCCCTGTGATTCCGCGGCATATCAATCAGGCGGTCGCGACGCTTTACGCGAAAGACCCGCGCGTCGCCGCGAAGCCGCGCACCAAACTGATGTACTCGCTCTGGGATGGCTCGCAGGAGCAGATCGAAGGCATCATCCAAAAGATCATGATGCAACAGCAGATGGCGGCGATGGGCCAGATGGTCCCTGGCCCAGACCCGAACGATCTTGCGGTTTTGCAGGAGATCAAAGAGGTCTCGCAGTACGAGCAGATGGTCGAGAAGCTCGGCAAGACCTTGGAGATTTTGTGGGACTACTACACCAAGGAACAGGCGACCAATTTCAAATCACAGATGAAGGCGCTGGTGCGCCGGGCGAAGGTCGCGGGCGCAGCGTATTGCCAACTTGGCTACCAGCGTATCCTTGAGCCTAACCCGGACGTGTCCGCAAAGATTCAGGACGTGACGTCCAAGATCAAATCGGTCGAAGCCACTTTGGAAAAAGTTGGCGACGACAAAGTTCCAGACGGCAACGCTGAGCTGGAGCAGCTCCGTCTCAACCTTCAAGACCTACAGAACAAGGAAATGATCGTGGTCCGCGAAGGTCCGGTATTTGCTTGGCCAAAAGTGCGCGACATCATCATTGATCCAGGCGTGACCCACGTCAAAACGATGGAAGGCGCTGGCTGGTACGCGCGCGAATACATGATGACGCCAGAACGCGTCTTTTCAACCTACGGCGTGAAAATCGGTGATCTCTACACCAAGCGGTACCGGACCGACGAGAACGGCAAACAAGACCGGCGCAAGAGCAAGACCGCCGAAGTCTGCGTCTGGGAAATCTTCGATGAAACTAATAAACAGCAGCTTGCAATCGCGGAGGGCTATCCGGATTTTGTATCTGAGCCACAGGAGCCGTCAGTCAAACTGGAGCGTTTCTGGAATCTTTTCCCGCTGGTTTTCAACGAAGTCGAAAACGAGGAAGAAGCCTTTCCGCCGTCTGACGTCTGGCTGATGCGGCATCCGCAAAAAGACGTGAACCGTGCGCGCCAGGGTCTGCGGGAGCACCGCAACGCCAACCGGCCGAAATACGTGACCGGCGCTGGCTCGCTGGAGGAACAGGACAAGGCGAAGATCGCCAACTCCGAGGCGCACGCGATCCTGGAGCTGCAAGGTCTGCAAGTTGGCGAAGACATCGCCAAGAAAATCCAGAAGTTCGACCACACCGGCATTGATCCGAACCAGTACCAGGTCGAGGAACACCACAAAGACATTCTGCGGTCTGTTGGGTCGTCCGAGGCCGCGATGGGCGGTGTGAGCGGCGGCACCGCGACAGAAAACTCTATCGCAGAAAGTGCGCGTAGCGCCTCGCAGGCCGACAACGTCGACGAGCTTGATGATTTCCTTGGCGAATTGGCCAAAGCAACCGGCCATTTGATGATGCTCGAACTCGAAAAAGAGACCGTCATCGAGATCGTCGGACCCGGCGCTGTCTGGCCGGATACCAGACCGACGCGCGAGACCATCGCCAAAGACCTGGAATTGGAAGTCGAGGCTGGCTCGTCTGGGCGGCCCAACAAGGCCGCCGAATTGGCCAACCTGGAGCGAGCAGCCCCGTATGTGCTTCAAATCCCTGGAGTTTCGCCTAAACCGTTGGCGAAGAAATACGCGGATCTACTCGACCTTAACATCGCGGATCTCTACAAGGCCGGTCTGCCCTCCATCGCCGCACAGAACCAGCTCGCAGGCCCTCCAGGCATGGGCGGCGCGGGCCAAGGCGCGCAATCGGACCCGTCTGCACAGGGTGGACAAGGAAAGCAGAACGCGGAGAAGCCCGTAGCGAATCAACCGGGTCCACAACCTGGCTATCCGGCCGGTGGCGCGACGATGCAATAACAGACCCAACAGACGCGCAAACTTGACTAGCGCGTCTGTGTCTGTGAGAAATGCGGGCGTTGACGCCCTACAACTCAACAACGAGTCGTTTGGGAGTGTCTCGGAGAGACGTAAATGGCCGATTCGGATTCGTCCCCCGAATCAACACCTCCGGTCGATGGCTTAGCCCAGACCGCACCCGACGTAGCGCCTGCTGAGTCGTCGCCAGCGGAAACAGATACCGGCGCACCAAAGTCGATGGTCGAGGCGGTTCACTCCGCGCTCAAACCAAAAGACGAGGTCGAGGCCCCGCCAGCCTCTGCACAGGATCAAGACCCGACCAAAGCCGCTCCGACGTCTGAAAAGACGGGGGAGCAAGCGGTAGCGCCCGACGAGTTGACCGAGGCCGAAAGGTCTCAGCTCAAGGGCCGGACTAAAAAGAGCTTCGAGCGCCTGACGTCGCGCGTCAGCGAACTTGGACAGCAGAACGAAGCACTGCAAGCCAGGGTCGTCGAGTACGACAGGGTGGTCGACTACATCAGGTCGACGAAGTTAAAGGCCGACGAACTCGATACGGTCTTCGACATCGCCACCACGATGAAGCAGGGCAATCCGCACGAAGCACTGCGGAAGCTCGCTCCGATAGTCCAGCAGCTTCAACGGCAGGCTGGGGTGGTGCTGCCCGACGATCTGCAAACGCAGGTCAACCAGGGCTACCTCACCGAACAGCACGCCCGCGATCTGGCTATGTCTCGAAGCGAGGCGGCACACGCGAGGGCGCGCGAACAACATTCCGCGCAAGAGCGTCAGGCGGCCGACCAAGAGACCCGCCGCGTGACCCACATGCAGTCGTTGGTCAGTACGGCCGACGAGTGGGAGCGGACGAAATCGGGAAGCGATCCAGATTGGAACCGGAAGTCTGCCCGCGTTCACGAACTCGCGAAGCTCGAAGTTCTGGAGAAGGGGCCGCCGCCGTCCGCGCAACACGCCGTCGAAATGTTCAATCGCATTTACGAGCGTGTGACGACCGACTTGCGGGCCTTGATGCCAAAGCCAAGCGCAGTGCGAGCGCCGAATGGCGGTGCGTCTTCCACCCGCAGCGTTGCAGAACCCAAATCCATGCTGGAAGCGATCCGCATGAGCACACGGGGTTCGGCGTAGCGGTCTGGAATAGGACCACGTCTCATGCCTTTTACCGCAGCTCAGCTCGAAAACGCCGCTAACGCGGCCATCGACTATCACTTCCGTCGCGGCAAGATCACGTCTTCGACCATTCAAGACAAGCCGCTGCTCGAAGCCTTCATGGCGAAAGAGAAATCTTTCCCTGGCGGTCTCGAATTTATCACGGTCCGCGTGAAGGGCGTCTACACGACGACCATCATGGGATTCGTGCATGACGATCCCGTCACCTACAGCGATCCGCAGAACATCAAGACTGCGAAATTCCCCTACAAGCTGATCCACTCGGGCATCCAGTTCTCGATGCACGAACTCATTAAGAACGGCATCAGCGTCGTCGACAGCGACGACGGCTCGACCACCGCGACGCACAGCGAAGAAGTCCGGCTTGCGAACCTCCTGGAAGACAAGTTGGAGGACATGCAGGAAGGCACCGACAAGGGCATGAACACCATGTTCTGGGATGACGGCTTGCCGGACACCAAGTTGGTGCCGGGCGTGCAGTCGTTCGTGGTCGACAATCCGGCAGCGGCTGCGACCGTTGGCGGTATCGACCAGGTCGCCAACGCATGGTGGCGCAACCGTGCGTCGCTGGCGATCCCGTCCGCTGACGCGACGTTGCAGGGCGTCGTCACGCTCTTGCAGAAAGAGTTCCGGCAGCTCCGTCGCTATGGCGGAAACCCGAACCTTCTGCTCGCTGGCTCCGACTTCATGGAGTTCTTCGAGAAAGAGCTGCGCGCCAAGGGCAACTACACGCTCGAAGGCTGGGCCAACAAGGGCATGATCGACGCGTCGATCACCGACATTGCCTTCAAGGGCAAGCCGATCAAGTACGACCCGTCGCTCGATGACCAGGGCAAGAGCAAGTATCTCTACGTCCTGGACACCAAGCACATTTACCCGATGGCCGTTGAAGGCGAGTCAATGCGCGACCACTCGCCGTCGCGTCCATACGACAAGTACGTGTTCTACCGCGCGAAGACGTGGGTGGGCGGGCTGGTCACTGACCAGCGCAACTGCCACGGCGTTTACTCAATCGCGTAAGCAAGTGGCCGCTCGGTCTTAAAAGACCGGGCGGCTTACCGCTTCCGCCCAGAGAGAAAGGGTAAACCCATGTCTTCGGCTGTAACTTCAACCGTCTTGCTGGCCGCCGTTCCATTGGCGGGCACGTTTACCGCGCCGTATCCGGCTGGAACGTCTGCTGCGTTCTTCGCCAACGCGGTCAATCACAAAATGTATGCGATGGGTTCGGAGTATTCTTCGCCCAAAGACTTCACCATCGCGTTCACGGCGTCTTTGACTGTGACGTGGAACGGACAGACGACACTCCCGATTGGCGAAAACGTCCGGCTCGGTCTGGATATTCTCGGCGCAGACGTCGACGACGATGTGCCGCTTAATAGACAGATCGTCCGAGCACCGCTGATCGGTCTCTACTTTGGTGCGCCCCTGGCCGCAGCAGCCAACTCGTTTGCGCTGTCTCAGTCAGTAGCGACGACCAGCGCCGCTATCTTGAACGGTGCCCGTGGCCAGACTCCGGACGTACCGCGCAACATCGTGGCGGCGTGGACGAACACAAGCGTTATGACGATCCGGGGTTTCGACGTCGACGGTCAACCGCTGACAGAGTTGTCGGCGGCTGGCGTGGCGCACACCGGTAAAAAGGCGTTCGCGTCGATTACGGAAGTCCGCCTAAGTGTGGCTGTCACTGGTCTTACAGTTGGCCACGGTCTCCAACTTGGCTTCCCGTCTCGTATCGCTAGCGCCTCGCAGCTTATCTACGAGGTCAAAAACGGCGTTGTTGCCGCGCCAACCGGTGCGTCAATCGTCGGCATCACGACCGCATCAACTGGTACGTCCGGCGATGTTCGCGGCACCTATGCGCCGCTGACCCCGCCCGATGGTCTGACGGCCTACACACTGGTTGCGATCTCTAATGCCCCAGACGACCGGGGCATCCCGCAATACGTCGCCTGAAACTGAGACGGGGGTGAAAGCCCCCGTCTTTTAACCGCAGGAGGATACGATGTCGGGACTTATTGGGACGCTGATCGGAATCATCTTCGCGCTAATAATTTTGGGCATCGTATGGTGGGCCGTACAGCAACTGCTTCCGCTGATCCCGATTGCCGAACCGTTCGCGACAATCATCCGAGTGCTGATGACCGTGATCCTGGTGCTGGTGGTGCTGTGGATCATCATGGTTCTGCTGGGGGCGGCAGGAGTTCGAGTCCCAATCTTCCACGGCTAAAAGGAGTTCCTATGCCTGTTCGACCGCTTTACGACTGCACGGTCTTGCTCAGTGGCTCGCGTGACAACTCGGTCTTTGTGCCGAACATCACCGCAGCCGAAATGTATGTGCTGCGCGCCATCCACGGCGAAAACGAGAGCGGCACCGACCCGATCACCAACGTCAAGCCAACCGGCAAAGGCGTGGATCGTTCGGACACGCAAGAGCGTGCTCGTATCGGCACTCGATACAATGCGCCTGGAAAGACCAACGGCATCGCGGTCTTGAACGCGCTCTACGGCGTGGGAAATCCGCTGCCGCTCGAATACACGACGCAGCCGGTTGGCGAACTCGAAGACGCGCCGCTGCTGCGCGAAGAAGAAAAGTTCGTGGAACTGGAGCCGCAAGAGCCACCGCGCCCTAAAGCTGTGCTGTTGCCGGGCGACCCGGTCTCAAGCGTCCCCGAACCTTTCGCTAAAAAGACGGCCAAGAAAGAGTCGGCGCTACTCGAAACCTAAGAGGCTTCCATGCGTGGCTCGCAGTTCCTGACGCTGCTAAACATGCTTCGCGACGAGCTGCGCCGGTCGACAGATCCGGCCGTCAGCTCGTCGGACGCAGACGGTCTGAAACGCGTCATTAATCGGAACTACGAGTTCCTCTACACCGACTACGATTGGCCGATCCTGCGAAAAGTCTGCCCGTCGATGGCGATGAACTCGGGGCAGTTTCTCTACGATCTGCCACCAGAGCTGGACGCGGAGCGGATCGAAAAAGTCGCTGTCTGGTATTCCGGCGAAGCCTGTCCGCTGACGCGCGGCATCGGCTTTGAGCAATACTCGATCTACGACACCGAAGACGACCAGCGGTCGTCGCCGGTCTCCCATTGGGATCTGCGTTCGGCTGAGCTGCATGACCATGTGCAATACGAGGTCTGGCCAGTTCCAGACACCAGCGCGCAGTGGGTCCAGTTCATCGGCTACAAGAAATTCGTTCGCTTGGTGAACGACATTGATTTGTGCTTCCTCGACGACAACCTGGTTATCGCGTTCTCGGCTGCTGAAATGCTGACAGCGCAGGGCAGTCCAGACGCCGAAAACAAGTTGCGCGCGGCGCAGGCGCTGTACTCGCGCCATCGTGCTCGAATGAAATCTGCGGGGAAGTCTTACGTGCTGACAGACGGCGGCACCAACAAGCCGTCGCCCAAGGTTGTCGTGCAAGTTAATGGGTAGTTGATGTGGCGTACCTTGCGATTGCGGATTTCAAATTCGGGATGGATCGCAGACGGCCGCGCATAGCGGGCGTTTCCGGTACGCTTTTCACTTTGAAGAACGCGCATATCACGCGCGGCGGCGACATTGAGCGCAACAAGAAATTTGTTCTCAAGCACACACTCCCTAGCGGCACGCACGGTCTCGCGCGTCTGCGGTCTCAGCTCTACGTCTTTGGGTCTGCGGATCTTGCGGCGCTGATGCCGCTTGGCGTGCTGTACCAGCGGCTTATTGCGCCAGGCAGTCCGACGCTGACCCGCGTGCTGGAGGTTCGCGCTTTCAGCGGCAAGCTCTACGTCGTGGCGCAGTTCAACGACGGCAACATTCACCATTTTTACGATGGGGTAAGAGTAACCGATTGGGAGGCCATCGGCGCTGGTTCTGTCGGCCCTCCCATTGTCGTGGCGAACTCCAACGTGACGACGCTGGCCGAATACATGGCCTTGCAGATCAACAGCTCACCGTTGGTCAAGGCGCAAAGCTCGGCCAACACCGTGATGATCGAGGCCCGCGTCCCAGGCGTGCCGTTCACTGTCACAACGGCGACGACGAACGCTGGTGCCGGTGTCGCAGACCAGACGCTGGTCAATGCGGTGGTACAGGCCAACGTGACGGCCGTGGCCGAAGTTCGAGCAAGCGGCACCGTCACGATCACGGGCGGCACGTTCATTCCGGAAGACAACTACATTGGCCAGATCACGGTTGCCGCAGTCAATTTGCTCGCAGTCCCATTGCACTGGCGCACGTCCAACAACGCCACCGCAACGGCGCTGGCCGTGGCCATCGGCAACCAGACGTCGGTTCACGGCTACACTGCGTTCGCCACCGGCAACGTGGTGACGATCCAGGCGGCGGTGGGGCTTGGCGCAACGGCGAACGGTCGCGTGGTTGCGGTTACAGTCGCTGGCGACGTCACGACCACAAAGACCGATTTCGTGGGCGGCGTGACCAAACTGACGGCGGTCGCACAGGTCAATAAACTCACATTCGGCGGCACCTACGAAGCCAACGACATTTACACCGTCACCATCAACGGCCTGGCCTACGTGGCGACCGGCAAAGCGTCCGGCACTGGCGTCAGTGCTTTCACCTACAAGCAACGCATGTGGAGCGTCGCCGGGACGCTGTTCGTGGGATCGAAGCTCAATGACCCTTCAAACTGGAGCGACAGCGCCGCCGCGTCTGGCTTTGTGCAGATCGACGCGTCCAACGAGTCGGAAGGCTCAGAACGCTTGGTCTGCGTGGGGCAGTATTCGAACTACGCAGTCGTCTTTGGACGGTCTCAGATCCGTCTTTATACGATCTCGACAGACGCCCAAGAAATTAGTTTCTACCAGAGCCTGGACAACACCGGCACGTTTGCGAACCGAAGCGTGCTCGCTTACGGCAACAACGACGTCTTTTATCTCGACCCGACCGGCGTGAGATCTATCAGGGCGCGCGATGTGCTCAACGCCGCTTACGTCAACGACGTCGGCACTGCCATCGACCCGTTTGTTCACGCACACTTACGGACGCTTGCCACCGACACGGTCGCGCGGGCGGTCTCGGTCGTGGAGCCGGTCGATGGCCGCTATTGGCTGGCCGTGGACAATCGGATCTACGTCTTGAGCTACTTCCCCAGCTCCAAGGTCACGGCCTGGTCGTACTACGAGCTGCCGTTTCGTATCGAGGATTTCGTCCGCGACAGCGCGCGGTTGTTCGTGCGCGGCAACGACGACAAGATCTATCTCTACGGCGGCGACAGCGGTGAAGAATATCCGGCCGACAACGAACAGGTGGTTAGCGTCGAACTTCCGTTCCTGTCTGCGGACAGCCCGGCAACGATCAAGACGCTTCATGGCATGGACATCGCGATCAACAACGAATGGCTGGTGAAGTTGCTCCCCGATCCCAACAAAGAGAGCATCGAGCAAACTATCGGCCGTCTCACACGCAATTCGTTCCACGAACCACACATTCCGGTCACCGCGCGAACGAGTCATTTTGCGCTGACGTTGGAATGTTCGAACGCGGGCTACGCGAGCCTGTCGGGCTTGTTGATCCACTTCCAGGGGGGTGAGGAAGACCGCTAATGTTGAGTTTCCGGACGGCGCTGATGGGGGACATTCACCAGGTCTTTGCGGACCTGTCCTCTATTTCGGCCGCAGAGGTCCGGCGAGACTGCGGAAACTGGTGGAACGCGCTGCCCAAGGTCCAGGAGCTGCTCCAGTTGCCGGACGCCCAGACCGACGTTTTGGTCGACGAGCACGACCGGGCGCTGGCCATTTTCGGGCATTATCCCAGCGAGAATCGCAACGTCCGGACGACCTGGTTCGTCTTTTCCCAGGGCTTTGTGGACCGGGGCCTGGCCGCCACCCTGGCCTGTAAAAGACGGGTCAAGCTACTGAGAACCTTCTACCCGGCCGTCAGTTTTCACAGCTACACGGCGTCGGACCATTGGGAGCGTAGCCGGTGGTTTTCGCTTCTGGATTTCCACTACATCGGCACAACGGCAGACGGCGACCACCACTACATTCTCACGGAAATCGACAAAAGCCGTGACGTTGGGGCTGTCGGGCGCTATAAACCTACAAATCCGCGAGCGTCATAGTACGGAGTTCGCCGCACCGTGCCCGACCCAAAGGTCGCGCAAGTATGTGTTTCAGCAACAAAGCGGCCGACGCTTCCCGCTGGGAAGCGGCAATCTCCAAACAAGAGCAGAAAAACGAAGAAGCTGCTCGCCAAGGTCGCATCCTCGAAGGCCAAGGGCAGATCAACCAAGCCTTTTCGCAGTTCGACGACAATTATTACAAAAGATTTCAAGACGCGAGTGTTGGCGCGAACGCGCCCCAGGTTGAAGACCAGTACGCCAAGGCCAAAGATAAGGCGACGGCGCTGCTCGCTGGGCGTGGTGTTCTCAAATCCAGCATCGGATCGAACGCTTTTGGCGACGTAGAAAAGACCCGCGCCACGACGCTGGGCCAGATCGCCAACGACGCGGTAACCCAGGCCAATCAGCTCCGCGCCGCCGTCGAGAAACAAAAGACCGACCTCTACGCGCTCAACACGTCGGCCGGTGATCCCACCGCTATGGCGAACCGCGCGATTGGCGAAGCCACCGCGTTGGTGGCGCAGCCCGGCACCTCGCAGCTCGGAGACATTTTCGGCAGCACCATCAAGTCGCTCGGCACTGCCGCGCAGGCGGACGCGTACTCGCCATACGGCGGACGGGTCGCGAGTTGGTTCAACGCACCGACCCGCAAAGAACAAGTTTACGGTCGCGCCTAGTAGGAGACGATCATGGGAATTATGGACAGTGTATTCGGCCAAAACCCCGACACCGATTGGTGGTATTGGGCCGCTGTCAAAAAGAACATCGACGCGCAGAACGCCGCCAACGCGGCGGCAGCACAGCAGGCAGCGCAACAGCAATCCGCTGCGTCCAGCACGGCTGGAACGGCAGTCGATACAGCCGCAGCCGCCGCCCCGGTGACTCAGCCCGTGTTCGATGCAAGTCCGTTCCGTGGCATCGTCGACGCTGGCTTTTCGCAGTTCACGCCAGAGTTCTACGCGACGCAGTATCAAAACGCGTACAACCCGTACAAGAGCGGCGTGGATAGCCAGTACGGCTTGGCCAAAGACGTCCTGACCGCTGGCACCGCAAAGAAGGGCCTTGGTAATACTCCCCAGAGTCAGGGTCTTTTTCAGCAGCTCGACGCGTTGCGGGACCAGGAGCTGGGCAAGGGGCAGACCGCAGCGCAGAGTTTCCAGACCAGTTTGTCGGACACCGTCAACACCGCGAAGAACAACCTCTACGGCAGCATCGGCGCTGGCGCGGACAATGCGAGCCTGGGCACGCGCACCAAGGCGGAAGCCGACAAGATCTTCGGGACAGCGGCTCCCGCCAGCACGCTCGGCAGTGACGTCTTTGGCGGTCTGATTGCGCCATACGCATCCACGCCGGACCCCGCTGGCCCAGCTATGTCGTTCGGTGCCGCGCAGGGCGCAAGTGGTCTCAATCTCGCTGGCGGTGCGGCTGGCCCAGCGGCGTCAGCGAAGGTCATCGGCAGCTCGAAGAAAAAGAGATAGCCAATGTGTACCGGCATCGAAATTGCCATCATGGCGGCCGGTGCTGCGGCAGCGGCTGGCGGCACGCTGGTCGAGCGCAACGAACAGCAGAACAACGCTGCGGCTGCGGCCAGCGCACGCAATCGCGAGCTGCTCGCGTCGCGGCAGCGTCTGCGTGGCTACGAAGACAAGAGCCGCCAAGAGGGCGTGCAGAAGGCGCTCGATAAATTCAGCGAGGAAAATCAGGCCAAGACGCAAGACGAAGCGATCAAGCGCCGCGACGTGGCGATCACCGAAGCCATCGGCCAACAAGCCCCCGGCGTGGAAGGGATTCCGCTGGAGGGTGCGCCCGAGATCATCAAGGGCCAAGTGGGCCAGCGTCTGCGAGACGTCTTTAATACGGCCACGCAGCACGCCAAGCTCGCGGCGAAGCCGCTCACTTGGCAGGACACGTTGATGGGCAACAACGTGGATCTGACCGAGGCTGGCCGCCTGGTCGACACCTACAACGGTTTCTCCAGACAGGAAGCGGCGATGCTGCCATCGCAGCAAGATTTCGCGGCCTATTCAGCACAAAAGTCTCCGACGATTTGGGGTCCGCTGCTCAAGACGGCCGGGTCCGCAATGATGAGCGGCGCTGGCGGCGGATACTTCGCTGGCAAAGCCGCAGCGAACGCCGCAGCGCCCACCCTTCTCACTACGATGCCAACGAGTCTGTGACATGGTGCAGATCATCAATCCTTACGGCAACCAAAAGACGATGGGCGAAGACCTGTTCGGTCTTGGCGGTCTCACGGAATCGTTCTTCGGGCCGAAGGCGTCGACCGCCGCATACACGCGCGAAAAGTTCAAGGAACAGCAGCGGCAGAACGAAGCGACCGAGTTGGTGGCGCAGGGGATTGCACAACCCGGCTACGACACTGGCTTGCTGGCTGGCAACGCTGTCCGCGCCGGTATCACGCCGTCGAACCTCTTTGGGATGCGATCCGGCGTGAGCATTTCGGGCCTCGATCCGAACGCGCTTGGCACCCCGGCAAACCAAGGCATCATCACGCAGAACCAGCTCACCATTCCAGGCACTGCCTACGGCAGCACGCCGCTCGGCATGGAGTCGACGCAGCGCGCACACGCGGCGTCTGAATTGGCGAAGACCGACAGGATCGTCAGAGCAGACGAGCTGAAAAATGCGCGGGAGTTGATCCAGGTCCACGCACCGATCACGCCAGAGAACCCGCTTGGCTACGCCACCGTTCCGCGTGCGGAGTTCCTGGCGAACCCAGGCAAATACGTCCAGGTTGCGCCGTCCGATATTTACAAGAGCGCGCAAGCCGGTGCGGCGTTCCCGAACTGGGCCGACCCGAACAAGCTCGCGTATCTGGGCGCGGACGTGAAACCGGACTCCGTCTTTAACTGGATCGCGCCGCCTGAGACGCCTGGTGGCCCGCCGCGCCAGGGCACGTCGGTAGACCGGCAGACCGATATCATCACGAAGCAGCCGCTGCCTGTTGGCCATCAGCTCTACGCCCCCAGCTCGGCAGGCGGTGCCAACTCCATGACTGCGGCCGGGCTTGGACGGACGCAGTCCGGCAACCTCGACGAGAGCATTATCGCTGGCGAAGACGCCATCGGATTGACCGGCAGAATCAAGACGATGGTGCAAGCCAACCCGAACATCGTCGGGCCAGCGGGCAACGCCTTGCGCGCCGGTCAGACCGTGACGGACGTGGTCGCGTCGATGCACGGTCTTTTGGGCGGCACGGCCAACATCAAGGGCGATCTCGAAACGGCGCGCATGACCGTTCGCCGGACGCTCGGAGACTCGGCCGACAAGCTGTTCCCGGAAATCTTCTCTGGCGATCTGAATAAGGTTGAGACGTTGCACGCGTTGCTGACCTACAAAGTCGCGCGTGCGCTCAACAAAGGCGGCACGCTGTCCAACATGGACGTCGACCGTGCGCGCAACATGGTCGGCACGCCCGACTCTTGGTTCAAGGGTCCGACCGAATTTCTCAACCGGATGCAGGCCACGGAAGACGAACTCCGCATCGAGTTGGACAACAACAAGCTGCGGCGGCAGACGAACCAAGCGTCTGCTCCAGGCGCAGTACCGCCGCCAACAGCGCGGGGCGCGACAGCAGCTCCCGGCGCAGCGCCCCCTCCCGGCTTCGTTTTGGATTAGCGCCGCATGGCAACCGCAACCAATCCAGAGACCGGCGAACGGGTTTATCTGGACGAGGCAACAGGCCAGTGGTTGCCAGCCAAGACCGCGACCAACCCGAAGACCGGCGAGAAAGTCTTTCATGACGGCACGGGCTGGCAACCGCTGCCGCCGCCAAAGGCGGCTGCGCCGCCGCTTGAGACCTTCCAGCCGAACACTTTCGCCACGCAGCCGTCCGTAATCGGCCCCGCCGCGCGCACGGCGCAATGGCCAGCGGGTGGCGGCGATCCGGTCGCTGGCATTCCGGGGTTCGACGTCCCGATGGTGGGTGACGATCAAGTGCCACCCGCCAGGGCGTTCCCGGACCCGGCAGGATCGTTTCCCGACCCGGATATGCAGGCGGGGCGGGCTGGCAAGATCGCGTTGCAAGCCGCTGGCAGCGGGGCGGTCAACGTCCCTGGGATGCTGTTCGATATTCCGGCCCTGGCCGCGAAGGGCATCGAGCATGGCGCGTACAAGGCCGCCGACACTGTCGCTGGCGTTGGCGCGAAGATCTTGGGGCTTGGGGATTTCAGCACTCCCCGGATCGTGCGCCCCGAGGGGATGCCGAACCGGCAGCTACCGACCGACTTCGTGAAAGGCATCGCGTCCGATCTCGCTGAGAAGGCTGGCTACGAGGCGGTCGAGCCAAACTCGCTCAAGGAAAAAACTCTTTCGAACGTCGTCCAGCTCGGCACGGAAGGTCTCGGTTCGGGGCTGGCGCTCAGCAAAGCAGCGGGCGCGCGTGCGCTTGAATTGGCAAAGCCAGGCGCGATGCCGTTGCGGAGCGACAAGTTCGTGCGGCCGTATTTCGATGCGCCGGTAAAGACGGTCATTGGAGACACTGCGGCCGGTGCGACGGGCGGCGCGGCGCTGACCGGCGCGCAACAGATCCCGGAAGACGTCCGCGCCAGGGGCGGCGGCTCGGTTGGCGTGCTGTCCGATATTTTCGCGCAGCTCGTTGGCGGCGTGAGCGGCGGCACGCTGGCGAGCGGTGTCATGGGTGCGCCGACTACGACCGGCAACCTCATTACGCGAAACAAGATGGCGGACGGCATTTCCGTAGATCCGACAACGGGCATGTACGTCTCGAACCAGACTGCGGACGAGGCGACCAAGTTTCTGCGAAGTCTGACGACGAGCGATCCCGAGGCGCTGTCCGCGCAGATCGGCCAGCGGACGAAGGAGTTCCGGGACGCGGGACTGCCGGTCCCGACCACTGGTCTTTTAACCGACGACATCGGCCTGGCCGGTCTGGAAAAGCGCCAGCGGACGCGTGCTGGCCCCGGCCCCACGGAGCTGGACCCGAACGCGTCCGCAGAGACCAAACAGACGTACAGCTTTGGCGCGCGGGACCAGGCGCTGCGAGACTCCGCGTCTGAGAATGTACAGTCGATCCGCCAGCCCGGCGTCGATCCGGAGCTGTTCCAGAAGCGTGCTCAAGAGCGCGCCGCGATGGAGCTGGAAGCGCGGCAACGTCAGGTCGACCAGCCAGCGGGCAGGGCGCGCGGCGTCGAGCAGGCGCTGGAGACAGAGGCCAATCAACTCAGCGCGAACGTCGGTCAGACGCCGGGAGCGTCGTCCAACATTCTCGACACGTACCGCAACACGCGCGTCCTCGAACGGGAGCGCAAAGACGCGCTCTACGCGAACCCCGCTTGGACCGAGAGCCACGTCGACATAAACCCGACACTGGAAGCGGCGCAGGAAATCCACTCGAAAGCCACTGGCTCGTCGCCGGTAAGCCCCCTGGTCGAACCGTTCCTGAAACGCATCGAGGCGGCGAAAGACGCCGGAACACTCCCCGGTTGGGAAGTGTCGAAGATGATTAAGGACATCGAGGCCAAGATCAAAGTTTCGCTGAAAGACGGCGAAGACTTCAAGCCGCTCAAAGAGCTGAAAGACAGCCTTGTGCGGTCCATCGACCAGTTGCCGGACGACCATCCCGGTAAAATCGCAATCGAAGCTGCGCGTACCAACGTCCGCGAACGCATTGCCCCGAACTTCCGCGAGAACGTCGGCGGCAGCTTGGACATGCGTTTGAAGACCAACCCCGGACAGGTCCAGCCTGAGACCGCTGGCGCGGAGTTCTTGAATCGTGGGTCCAGCGCGCGGCAGCTCATGGACATTGCGAACTTGCGCGGCAACGCGGACGAGGTCGCGGCCAACGCGCGAAGCATCATCATGGACCGTCTCGCTCAAGGCGGCGTGATTAAAGACGGCGCGATTGACCCGGATAAGCTCGTCCAATGGCGCAACAAAAACGTCGACGTTATCAACTCCATTCCGGAGTTGCGTGGCCAAGTAGACACCCTGGTCGCGGATGCCCGCAGCGGCGTGGATCTGACGGCGCGTGTCGGCGGCAAGGTCAAGCAAGCCGAAACCAAGCTCGCTGAGACGACGAAAGAACTCCAGCAAGGCCCGGTCGGCAAGATCGCAGACCGCACACCAGACGAAGCAGTCGGCCGGATCATGGACGGTCCGAACGCGCCGAAAAACATGGCTGAGCTACGCCGGAAGATGGGCAACAACCCAGACGCCGACGCGTCTTTGAAAGCTGCCGTCACCGATCACTTCGTCAAGGAAGTCGGTGCGCTCAATCCGGCGCACGGCGACTACGAAGTGAAGTTGAGCGCGCTGGTGAAGAAGTTCGAGAAGCACCGCGACACGCTGATAGCCGCTGGCATGAAGCCCGACGAAATGCAGGCGCTGCAACGCGCGCAGACGGTCTTGAGTCCACTACTCAAACGCAACGTGCAGGCGACGGTTGGCTCGACCACAGCGGAGAGCACCGAAGCCGCGATGCGTCCGCTGGAGCTGGCGCTAAAGGGCTACTACGGCATCTTGAAGGGCGGCGGCATGTTCCGCACGCTCAAGGTCGCCATTAAGACGATGACCGGCGACAGCAATATCCCGGTCGAACGGCTTATCACTCGCGCAATGTTCGACCCGGAGCTGGCGCAGACGCTGCTCACGCGCAACGTCAAAGAGGCTGGCACTCCGAAGTGGAACGCCCAGCTCCAGAAGGTGCTTCGCCGCGTCACGGCCGCAAGAGGCGCTGTCCAAGAAGACGATGAAGACGAACCAGCGGGGCGCTGATGGTCAACCAGATGCGCTCTTGGTTTCGAGAGAACCACACCCTCGTTATGTTTCTACTGGCGCAAGCGGCTGCACTGGCTGCGGGCGGGGCTTCGCTACTGGCGTACATGGTGAAGATGGAAACCCGCGTCTACACGATGGAGACGCGCGGTGCCGAGTACACCGTGGCGCGCATGGAAGAAATGAAACAGCGGATCACTGTGCTGGAGCAAGGCCAAGTGAAGAACAGCGCGCAACTGGAGCGGATTGTGGACATTCTGACGGGCGGATTGAAAAAATGATCCCGGTTATCGACCGCAAAGCCTACTTCGATCACGTCCGTCTGGACCCTTTCAATGGGACGCTGACCCAGCAGCAAGTCGATGGCCAGGACGCCATTCTGGACCGCTGGGAGATCGACCCGGCCACGGTCGACTTCCGCTGGCTGGCCTATGCGCTCGCGACCACCATGCATGAGACCGCCTCGACGATGTGGCCGATTGAGGAATACGGCAAAGGGAAGGGGATGAACTACGGGACGCCCGACCCGGAGACAAAACAGACCTATTACGGACGGGGCTTCGTCCAGCTCACCTGGCGCGACAATTACGCGCGGGCAACCAAAGAGTTGAAGCTGGAGAGCCACGAAAACCTTGAGTGGCACGCCCACAAGGCGCTCGACCTCACAATCGCGGGTGATGTCTTATTTTATGGAATGATTGAGGGCTGGTTTCGTACAAAAGACGGCCAGCCTGAGACACTTCCGCGTTACTTCAATGGTACTTCCGATGACCCCTACAATGCCCGTGGCATCATAAATGGCGACAAATCCGCGGTCCCGAAATGGTCAGGAGGGGTGTCTATTGGCAAAATTATCGAGGGATATCATCGCGCCTTCCTGTACGCACTACAGGAAAGCGTGGCTGTAGCGTAGTCTTTTAAGCCGTCTACTTAGAAGTCTAACTCGTTAGTTTCAATTGCAAGATTTTCAAGTGGTTCTCACAATTTAATATGGATTACCTGTTGACGCCCCGACCGAATGGGCATACCTAAATTGTGAGAGCGGGACTGCCCAACAAACTCTACGCCGGAGAATAAAAACGCCAATACGTCCTCCTGTCGTATTCAGAAAATCTACCAGCCCGTGTCTCAGAACTATAACCGGGAGCTATCATGCCTAAGACCCCACCAATGGGGCGTCTTGGCTCGACTGATAACGAGACTGACGCCTACGCTCACAAAGACGTTCTCAAGCGTGAGTTTGGTCAACGCCTCCACCGTCTGCTCGTCCAAAAAGGGATGACGCAAACCGACCTGGCGAAAGCCGCGTCGAAGTACGTTCCAGACAAGCAATTCGGGCGCGATTTAGTGTCCAGCTATGTCCACGGGCGCTACGTCCCAAACCCCGTCAACCTCGAAGCACTGGCGAAAGCCCTTGGCGTTAGCGCCGAAGACTTGATGCCCAACGCGAACAATCTGCCGCGTCGTGGCGAGACCACGCCGCCGCTGGATATTCGCGTGTTGGGCGATGACCGCGCCTCGTTGCGCGTCAATCAGGTCGTGTCGCTCGCATGTGCCCTCAAGGTTGCACAACTCATTAATGACGACTCGAAAAAGTAAGCACAGTGAGATTGCGGGAATGTTGGGCGTCTCCACTCGCACGGTGGAACGCTACATCGCGGCCGGATTTTTCGGGGAGCCAGCGTCTTTTACGAAAAGCGGTCGCCCGAGGTTCACGCGTGAGCAAATCGAGAGAGTCCTATGGCAAAGCCCATCAGCAGAGTCCCTTGGCTTGCTACGCGGAAGAACGGCCGATGGTACGCCTTCTGGTATGACGAGACGAAAAGACGGACGGAGTCCAAGTCGCTGGCTACGCGAGACCCTGATGAAGCGAAAGCTCGTTTCGCTGCCTTCCTCACCAATCAGGACGCGATCACCGGCCAAGTCGGTTCTCGACTGACTGTCGGCCAAGGCTTGCGCCAGTATTGGGACGAGCACGCGTCCAAAGGCGTGATCGACCAGGACCGTCAGGAAAACATCATCGCCAACCTCCAGGGGTTCTTTGGAGACGTGGCTTTTTCAGACGTCGATCAGACGCTGTGCCGCGCATACACCGAAGCGCGCCGTCAAGGATTGCATGGCGGCGGCATGAACCGGCGCAAGCACTATGGCGCGGCGGCGGACAGCACGATTGCCCGCGAGCTTGGCCTACTCGGGACGGCGGCCAACCACGCCCGAAAGAACAAGCGCCTTGGCCCAACAGCCGACCCCCCGACCCCCATGCCGGTCATCCTCAAGCCGCAGTTCGTGGCCGAAGAAACCGTCTGGCTGACCGTGGGTGAGTTTCAGACGCTGCTCCGCTGGGCAGAGGGCGATCTGCTCGATTTCATCATGATCGCTTACTACACGGGCGCGCGGCGGCGCTCCATTGAGGTTCTGACCCCCGGCCAGATCAATTTGATCCAGGGCACCATCAACCTTCGGCACCCTGACGAAACGATCCTCCAGCGGCGCAGCAAAAAGCGCCGTCCACACGTCCCGATTGCAGACGAGCTGCGGCCGACAATCGAGCGGATGCTGGCAGAGAACGGGCACACCGGTTGGCTGTTCGGGGCGAAGCTGGATTTTTACTACCCCTTCAAACAGCTTCTGGCGTCGCTCAAGCTGGAGCACAAAGGGTTCCCCCACGTACTGCGCCACAGCCGCGCCACACACTTGCTGCACACCGGCAAGGTCTCGACCTACCACGTCGCCCAGCTTTTGGGAGACACCGAAGAAACGGTCCGGAGGGTCTACGCGCACGCCTGCGTGCAGAATCTCGGAGACGCTATTCGGGTGGTTTCGGGGCAAAAATAGTTGCCGCGTAATCTGCCGCGCCAACGTCATTTTTTGTCGTGTTTTGTGGGTTCCATCGGTGAAAAAGACAGACGAAACAATGTCGGGCGTCACTCACACCGCCCAACCTCCGCGTCAGTTTGGCTCAGAAAAAGTGGTCGTTGTCGAGATTTTCGAATAAATTGTTGAACTCGATCAACGGGCTATGAGTGTGTGAGTGCCAACGCAAACGTGAACAAAGCCGAAATTGCCGCGCAAACTGCCGCGTTAAACCTCAATCCCGCTTAGTCGAGACGACGCGGTCGACCCGAAAAGTGTTCGGTTCCTCGCGGCTGATGTTCGCCGGAATCATCCTGTCGGTCATCAGCCCGTACCGCGCGCCGCGTACAGCGGTGGCTTGGTCGCACGGTTTATCGAACACCAACCGCAACATGACGTAGTGGGTTTTCCGGGGCTTCATGGCCGCACCGTCGCGGCGGCCATCCGGTTGACGAACCCGGCGCACCGCTCGCAGCACGAAACCTCCCCCAGCGCCGGGTGCAGCAGGCTGGTGGTGGCGGGGTTTTCGCATTGCAAAAACCACTGGCAGACGTCGAGTGCTTCGGCTGTCGCTTTGAGATCGGTCATTCGCCGCTCCTAAATTCGGTGTTGAAAATCTTTGACCAGCTCGGCCACGAACGCCTCGCGGTCCTGCTCGGGGATGCCGAGAATCTCGACAAATTCCTTGGCGTCCAGCTTGTCGGCTTCTTCGGCATCGACCGGGTCGATTTCGTCACCGCGATTGACGTCATAGAGCTTGGTCCGGTTCGGATGCTCGAAGTTGAAATATAGATCGGACAGCCGCGCGCCGTCCAAGTTTAGCGTGATCCCTCGCATTGGCGTTCTTCCCCGATTGGTGAGTAATGTGATTTGTATAATATCACCGCCCGCAAGTCACAACAATTAAATTACCAAGTGATTCTGATCCGTCGCGCACGCCACCGCTGGAACATGATCGCCAGCACCAGCGTCATGGCGCTTAGCGTTACCAGCATCACAGTGCCGTCTTTATTGACCTGCGCGGTTTCGAGACGCGGCCAGACGTCGGGTTCTTCGCCGGGCGGGAAGGTAGAATAATACTCGTCTGAGAGATCGAGGGGATTCGCGACCACGTCGAAGACCCAGCCCCACTGTGGCTGATACGGCTTCGGTTTCGGTTCGGCCGGAAGCGCCTCTTGCGCCTTCGGCACAGACGCTTGGACAACGAGCGCACGGGCCGGAATCACGCGATGCCGTCCGCGTCTGTTACTCCAGCAGCGTTGGCCTCTGCCGCCGCCAGACCAGTACAAGTAAGCGCGCGGGTAGGCTTGCCGCGCTTCGCTGTGAGACATGCAGGAACGAGACGCGTGCGCTTCGCAACACGACAGCAGCAACAGCATGGTCATGCCCGCGAGCAATCGTGTCACTGCGTCCTCTAGATTGGCGCGGGCGGTAACGGCATCCAGTGAGTAGGATCAAGCAGCCGCCGTCCGTTGCCGCTGTCAGCCGCAAAGTATTGGCCCAAGTGATAGTGACCGCACGCCATCCACTCGCCGTTGAAAAACAGAAACCGCGAGCCGTCCTTTGGGGCAGTCTCAATCGGTTGCCATTCTCCCATAGCGTCCTCGTTCATTCCGCGTTACGGATCGCGTTAGCGATAAACCGCTTGGCGTAGTTCACGCCCGCGTCCCATTCGGTGTCTTGGGCCTGAATGAAGCCGGGATTTTCTGCAATCTTCGCGCATCGCTCGCGCTCGGCAATAAGGGCCTGTTCTAGTTCCAACTTGGTCATCTCTGCGGCCTCTTATTGCAGTTTAGCGTTCGCAGATATCCCCGCAGTTGATGCAGCGAGCAGTGTTGCCGCTATACCAATACTGGCGTTCGGGGTGCTTGCGGAGGCGGCACCACAGCACCACGGGCCACGGCGCATATC